GACTGCGGGTGCATCTGCCATGGCTGAGCCCACCATCCGGCCGCAGTGCACCGGGTGCGGCGAACTCCTCAACATCACCCGAACCGGCAACATCATCCACTTCACCCACAACCCCGCATCCCCCACCGGGCACACCTGCCCACAGAAGGAGAACTAACCATGGACATCGAAACCGTGAAGGTCCACCGCAGCGGCCCGACCGAAAAGGCCTACATCGCCACCGATGGGAAACTGCGCCTCTATGGCGAAATGCCCACACGGTACACCCCCGAGGCACTGCAGGCCGCCGTCCAGCGGGTAGCCGACCAGCCCGCCTACTGGGGCGGCGTCACCCAGGCCGTGCAGATGATGCAGGCAGTGCAGGACACCGCCGATTGGGGCACCATCACCCGCCGGCAGGCGCGCCACTACTGCCGCACCATGGGGCTGCCCGTTCCCCGCTGGCCGGGCGACAACGAAAACGACCTCGTGCAGGACGCCATCGAAACCCTGGAGGAGGAGCTGGGGGTGCAGCCCGCATGACCGTAGAGGAGCAGAACAGCGACTTCGCGGCTGCCCGGGCCCGCGCCCTTACCGAAGCGATCGATGCCGGGCACAGGCCGCCCCTGCCGCCCGGTGTCACCGCCGACGAGGTGGCAAGGAATGAGTTGGCCGCCCGCACCGTGGACGGCCTGCCACAGCCCGTGCACGAGCGGGACAGGGTAAACCAGTGGTGGTACCAAAACCACGTACCCAGGGACAGCGAGCATGCCCACCTGTTCCACCAGCCCGGCCCGTATGAGCTGGCCGGCGAAACCCCGGACGCCCGCGCCTACGATGTCGCCGCAGTACTCTCGGTGGCACGGGCGGCCGGGCTGGTGCCCACACCCATCAAGGGCCTGGTCCTCGACCTGTCCGGGCCGAACGATCGGTACTTCGTGACCTTCAACGCCCCGGACATCGACCACGCCGAGCAGTGGTTCGCCGAGGCCAGCGGGGGCGGCTACGTGTTCAATGCTGCGGTGTGCGGCGGCCGGCTCGCCGCGCTCGTGGAGTTCCGTGCACACCTGCAGCTGCTCCGCTTCCCGAGCAAAAAGGGGTAGTGGCGTTGCGCCACTATCGGGGGCATTTAGTGGCACAACCGGATTTTCCGTTAGTGGCGCAACCCGAAGCAGTGGCGGAAGCTCCGACCTTCCGCCACTGCCACCGCCACTAAACCAGAGTGAAAGATTGCTACCCCCGGGGACGTAGGGGTACAGTCGGGGATACAAGGACTACCCTTAGTGGCATAAGTGGCACAAAATGTGTAAATAACAGACACAGGTAAATAAAGCCTTATAAGCCCCTAAAACGCTTATAAGTGTTAACAGCCCACACGGCTTACACACCTTCTGCCACTGCCACTACCAACCAAACCAGGAGAAAAAATGACCAAGAAACCCAGCATCCTCAGCCGCCTGTTCCTCCGGGCAGTACACCGGGCCGCCCTGGCACTCCACGCCCACACACACCGCCGGGCAGACAAGGCGGAAGCGGAATGCGCGCACATCCTCGCCACCACCACCGACCCCAACAGCAGGAACCTCGCCATCCACCACTACGAGGAACGCATGGTGCAGATCAAGCACGTACACACCCAATCCATAGCGCTGCTCGACCAGACCGAAACGCTCCTCGGAATCTCCTAGCACCATGAAACCCGGGGAACGCGCAACACTCGCCATACCCGACCCGCACCCCAGCGGGAAGGGCTGGCTTCCCCAATGGGTCACAGACCAAATCCACACACCACTACCCCTCGCCCGCCGGGCAGTGTTCACCACCTGCCGCCACTGCGGAGAAATCATCGTCCACGGCCTCGACGGCGAACTGCTGGCCGAAGAAGTCAGGGCAGACCCCACACCACTCACCACACCGCAGGAGGTAGCCTGCATCCTCACCGACCGCCCCACATACCAAATCCAAATCAGCGGCGAAGAACTCAAAATCATCGACCGCCAAGCACGATGGCAAACACCCGGCACCACACCCCGGCGGCCAATCATTCCCCGCCACCAGTGCGGCGCACGATTCCCCGGCTTCATCATCGAACCCCTGCAACAGCAGGACCCGCAGAAACACCCACCGTTCTAAGGAACCCGCCATGAAAGACTCAATCCACATCACCGACGACGTGCAGCTGTTCACCGATGGCTCCACCGCCACCCTGGAAAAGGGCGATGTGAAAATCCAGTGCAACGAAACCGAAACCTTCGGGCTCCTCGGTTCCCTGCGGTTCGCGCTCGGGCTGAACGCCGACGAATTTGAGGTCGCCGAATCAGAAGAAGGCCCCTGTATCCAGCTCGACAAGGTAGGCATGAAGTCACTGCTTGAAGCGCTGGAATCAGTGCGGGCAGCACAGGACTTTGACGACGAAGAACGCTGGGACTTCTAACCCCATGAGCGTCCAACAGCTCAAAAACTACCGCTTTTGGGTAGGCGGTGTGCCGGTAGAGCAAGGATCCAAAACCGGCGGCAAACGCAAGAACGGCAGCGTGTTCCTGCGGGACAGCAACGGCAAACGCCTCCACCCATGGCGCGAACACATCGCCCGCGAAGTGCAGGCCGCCCGCGGGGACACCTGCTACGACGGGCCGGTACGGGTAGACCTGATCTTCTTCATGCCCCGCCCGAAATACCACTTCGGCACCGGGCGGAACGCCGACAGGCTCAAACCCAACGCCCCGTTCTTCCACACTGTGAAGCCCGACATCGACAAGCTAGAGCGCGCGGTACTGGACAGCCTGAAAATGGGCGGTGCCTACACCGACGATGCGCTAGTGTCGATGGTCACGAAGTCCAAGGTGTACGCGCACCCCACCGCCTCGCCTGGCGTCCAAATCAGCATAAGGAGCATCGAAAATGACGACTAGCACCAGCACCGACACACTGGAAACCGTGCAGCACTACGACCAGCGCACCACCCTCAGTGACGCACTGATCCAGCACATGGACGCCGAGGTAGCCGCCGGCATCACCGGCGAGCGGCAGTACACCATCCGCTCCAACGGGGCAGGCACAGACTGGACGATCAAAAGCGCACCACCTGCGCCCGGCCCGATCACTGAGGACTTCCTCGCGGTCGATGATTTCCCCTGCTGCGCACCCGGCGGGGAAGGCCACTAGCCATGCCACAGCCCAAGAAGGTAGGCCTGCAGAACCAGCAACCCACCACATACGAGCCCAAAACCTCAGCGCAATGCAGGGCGGCCGACCACGGCGACTGCACAGGGCAGGCATTCAACGCGCGCACACTGGAACACCAGAAATGCGCCTGCCCGTGCCATAAAGGCAACGCGAAGCTATCCTGATAGCAGAGTGAGCCGCTACAGGCAAGAAAGGTGCAATCATGTCCAGCACAGTCATTGAACTTTGGGGCGGGTTGCACGACGGGAAGCGCGTTGCGGTACGCGGCTCACGCGGCGAGCTTCCCGCCACATACCACATAGACGAACCCGCCCCAATCAGGGCGCAGGCCGACGCAGCTGCGAAGCCAACCAACCCAGGGAAGCACCGCTACACCTACGTCCGCGATGCCAAGTCAAAGCGGAACCTCTACAGGTACGGCGGCTACGAGGAAATCAAGCCATGACCATCCACCCACTGCGGGCGGCCGAACGGCACCTCCGCACCTACCCCCTCGACAGGGGCATCATCCACAGGGCCCGCCTGGCCATAGTGTCCAGCATATGGAACGACGGCTTCCGCGCCGGCTGGCAGGCACGGGACGGCATATGCACAGTAGACGTACCCCCGCCCCCACCACAGCTACCCACAGGGGCAGCACCCACAGACAGTACCCCCGGGGACTATGCCATATAGCGCACCCACACGGTGTAGCGACAGGGAGTGTGGTGCCATGGCCACACGGCAGGGCAGGTGTGACGCACACCAGCGCAGGGCATGGGAGAACACCAGCCACCGCAACCAGGTACTGAACCCCTACCTATGGCGCAAGGCACAGCGCGCACACCTGGCCTACTACCCATACTGCGAGGTATGCGGCACACATGATGATCTGGAAGTAGATCACATACTGCGACCCATAGATGGTGGCGCACTGTACGACGACAGCAACCTACAGACGCTATGCACCACACACCACAAAGAAAAAGAAGTGGAGTATTCCCGCGCCCGGCGGGCGGGGTATGGGTGGTCTGACGACACTGAGTGATGCAGCTCACCCGGGGGAGGGGGGTTCGCATCGCAAAAAAGGGCCCCAACTTGCCCGCCGTGGTAGCCAAGCGCACTGCTGCACAGATTGTGGGCCCCCTCTCGGGGTTATGCTGGTTCCATACGGACCCATCGCACCCGGAGGACACTATGGCACCCCAAGAGACGCAGCAGGACGCAGCGCAGGTAGCGCAGCACATCCCCGATACCCTGGCGCAGCTGGCGCTGCCAATCGATTCTCTGAGCTACTTCCCGGGCAACGCCCGCCGCGGTGACGTGACCCGCATCAAGAAATCCCTGAACCGCTTCGGGCAGTACAAGCCCATCACCGCCCGGCTGCACTCCGGTGTCGTGATCGCCGGCAACCACACCCTGCAGGCGGCGCGCGAGCTGGGCTGGTCTGAAATCGCGGCGACCTTCGTGGACGTGTCCGACGACGAGGCTACCCGCATTGTGCTTACCGACAACGCCCTGTCGGATGCGGCCACGAACGACGCCGAGGCTATGGCGGCACTGCTGGAAGGTGTGCCGGATTGGCGCGAGACGGTTCCCGGCCTGGAGGACTACGAGGTAGCTGACCTGACGGGCAGCAAGGAAACGAAGCCGCAGGGCAACCTCGCGGACATGTTCGGGGTGCCGCCGTTCTCCGTGCTGGACGCCCGGCAGGGCAGCTGGAAGGAACGCAAGGACGCATGGAAGGGGCTCGGCATTCAGTCCGAGCTTGGGCGCGACGGTGCGCTGGTGTACGAGAGCCCGCAGACGATGTACCGGAATTGGTACGAGGTGAAGAACGCGGCCGTGGCTGCGGAGGGCAAGAAGCTTTCCGATAAGGAAATCCTGGCGTCGGCGTGGGCCGGCCGGCTGGAAAAGATGAACGACGGCGGCGGCACCAGCATCTTCGACCCGGTACTCACGGAGCTGATGTACCGGTGGTTCGCGCCTGCGGGCGGGCACGTACTGGACCCGTGGGCGGGCGGCAGTGTGCGCGGCATCGTGGCCTCGCGCCTGGGCAGGCGGTACACCGGCGTCGAGCTGCGGGGCGAGCAGGTGGAGGCCAACCGGGCGCAGGTGCACCTCGCTTCCCCGCTGGTGCCGGAATGGATCGAGGGCGAATCCACTGAGACGCTGGGGCGCATGGAAGCCGAGCAGTTCGATATGATCCTTGGCTGCCCGCCCTACTACGACCTTGAAACCTACAGCGCGGACCCGCGGGACCTGTCGAACATGAGCAAGGAAGAATTCGACGCCGCCATGTACCGCAACGTAGCCGAGGCCGCCCGGCTCCTGCGGCAGGATAGCTACGCGGTGTTCGTCGTGGGTGGGGTGCGCGACAAGAAGGGCGCCCTCATGGACATGCGATCGCTGATGATCGGCGCGGCGGCCGACGCCGGGATGGTCCTGCACAACGACGCCATCCTGCTCACCCCCGTAGGCAGTATCCGGCTCCACGCTGCCCGGCAGTTCACCACAGCCCGTACACTGTCCCGGACGCACCAGGATGTTCTCGTGTTCCTGAAAGGCGACAAGAAGCGGGCGGCCGGCCGGATGTCCATGGAGGAAACCCAGGCCACCCTCGAAACTCTGGAAGGCGGCGAGGACGATGGTAGCGACAGCTAACGCGGGGCGGAAGGCGGCGCCCCCAGGCCTGCGGCTCCTGAACGGGCGCAGTGAAGGCAAGGACTCTGCCGGGCGCGACATCCCGGAGACGCCGAAGTTCGATCGCGTTTCCAAGCTGGAAAAGCCCGCCGACCTGTCCCCCGATGCCGCGTGGCTGTGGGACAGGGTGGTGGAGCAAATGGGCGCCATGGGGCTGCTGAAACCCATCGACGCCCCCAGCCTGGAAGTGATGTGCGAGACGTTCGCGCGGTGGCGGGACGCGGTGCGGAAGCGGAAGGACGCCGGCATGCTCGGCAGAAACTCCCAGGGCATCGTCACCGCCCCATGGGTGGGCATCGAGGAACGGGCCTCTAAGGAATTCCGCAGCTGGTGCGCCGAGTACGGGATCACCCCGGCCGCTGAGAAGAACCTCGCGGGCGCAGGCGACGGCAATGACGACGGCGACAACCCCTTCTAAGCCGCGGGCGCGGGCACCGCGCGCCACCGGGCAGGCCTTCGGGATGCCTACCGCTGCCGCCCTGCGGAAGCTGAAAATCTCGCCCGAGGTCGCTTGGTACATGATCTGCCGGGGCATCCCGCTCCCCGACTGCCCACCCATGGTGAAGACCCCGGAGCCGCGCAAGGCCCGGGGCGCGGTGTTCGATTTTGAGCGCGTGGATAAAGTCATGGCGGCCTTCAAGGTGCTGCGGCATACGCAAGGTGAAATGGCGGGGAAGCCGCTCACCCCGGACCCCTGGCAGGTCGCCTACATCATCGCCCCCGTGTTCGGATGGGTGCGCCTGAACAAGCGCGGCAACTGGGCGCGCATCATCCGCAAGCTGTACGTGGACGTTCCCCGCAAGAACGGGAAGACGACGATCGCCGGCGGCATCGCCCTCTACCTGACGGCCGCCGATGGTGAGGCCGGTGCGCAGGTGGTGGCAGCTGCCACGACCAGGGATCAAGCCAAGTTCGCTTTCGACCCGGTGAAGCAGCTCGCGGAGCGCGCGCCTGGCCTGAAAGGAAAGCTGCGCCCGCTGGCCGGCGCGATCATTCACCCGCGCACGGGCTCCAAGTTCTCAGTGGTCGCTTCCTCAGCCGACGCGCAGCATGGCGCCAACATCCACGGTGCGATCGTGGACGAGTTGCACCTGCACAAGAAGCCCGACCTTGTGGAAGCGATCGAGACGGGCACCGGCGCCCGCCACCAGCCACTCGTCATGACGATCACCACCGCCGACGACGGCAAGCCGAACAGCATCTACAACCGCAAGCGGCACTACATCGAGCAGCTGGCCAAGGGCCTGTTTGAGGACGAAACCACCTACGGCGTCGTGTGGGGTGTGCCGCGCAACGCGGACCCCTTCTCCGAGGTCACATGGCGGCAGGCTAACCCCGGGTACGGGATGAGCCCCACCGAGGAATTCATTCAGATGCAGGCCAACGAGGCGCGCAACTCGCCGGTAAACCTGGCCACGTTCAAGCGCCTGCACTTGGGCATCCGCACCAAGCAGACCACGGAGTATATCCGCCTGGAAGATTGGCGGAAGAACAAGGGGCGCCTGCTCACTGAGTCCGAGCTGGAAGGGCGCATGTGCTTCGGCGGGCTGGACCTTGCCAGCGTGTCTGACGTGACCGCGCTGGCCTACATCTTCCCCAAGGAGGGCGGCGGGTACGACTGCCTTTTCCGATTCTGGACCCCGGAGGAAAACGTCGAGCAGCTGGACAAGCGCGTGGCCGGTGCCGCCTCGCTGTGGGTGACGCAGGGCTGGCTCACCACCACACCCGGCGACGTGACCGATTACGATTTCATCCGCAACCAGATTGTGCAGGACCGGGACCGCTTCGAAATCGCGTCCATCGGAATCGACCGCTGGAACGCAACGCAGATCACCAACGACCTCCTGGCCGCGGATGTGGCCATGGTGAAAGTACCGCAGGGCTTCGTCACGATGTCGCCGGCCATGAAGGAAATGCAGCGGCTCGTGTTGAAGGGCCGGCGCGGCACACCGCTCCTGCAGCATGGCGGTAATCCGGTCATGGAGTGGATGGTGGATAATCTCACTGTAGCCATGGACGCGGCCGGGAACGTGAAGCCCGACAAGGAAAACGCAGCGGACAAGATCGACGGCGTTTCGGCGCTGGCCACCGCACTATCCGAGGCCCTGGG